GGCTCCATCTAAGTCGAATTGCATTCGGTCTCTTAGAATTACATCTCCAGCATTCTTTGCCATGATGGGATGTCCCAATAGATAGTTAATATAGATAGTGAAATCCTTATCTTGAACAGGTGGGCTTCGCCTAAAGCCAAAACTGCCTCGCAGTTGGCCTTCGACCATGCGTCTAAATACATGTAGCGACCCCCCCTAACTGAGTGGGGCGCAGACCTATGGCGAGAAAATCAGAAATTAAGGTATATTTACCTGAGAGATTAGTTGGAGAATTAGAAGGAAGAAAGAGGATGGGAACTCGGTCAAAGTTCATTGAAAAGGCTATTCAATCCTACCTAAGAAAACATGAAGGTTTGAACTTAGATGAAATCAATACGATAGTAATGTTATGTCAATGTAGAGATAGATTGTCCTCAAACAGATTAGTTCATGATTTACTTCAACTTGTGATTAATGAGGTGAACAAACTATGAGACACATGGTGGATTTATTCTCCGGCCTGGGTGGAGCATCTGAAGCGATGGTTCGTAGCCCTGGGTGGGCAGTCCTAAGAATTGAAAATAATCCTCTTTTGGCAAATGTTCCATTTACAGTAATCGATAATGTTGAGAATGTGGCCAAGTCTGTCAAAGGTAACCCAGGCTTTGAAAAATTGGAATTAATATGGGCATCACCCCCCTGTACCGAGTTTAGTGGAGGTTTTTCTTCCCCCAAATCCATAGCATCAAGAGAGATAGGTTTGGAGAACTACAAACCAAACTTAGACCTAATGTTATCGGCCCTGCAGATAATTGAAACAGTCAAGCCAAAGTATTGGGTAATCGAAAATGTGGTTGGTTCAATTCGATATTTCAAAGAGTACCTGGGTGAACCTAGACAAATCATTGGTCCGTATGTATTGTGGGGTAATTTTCCTATGATTGACCTAAAAGCGGAAATGATCATTCCTAAAAAATACAAAGATAGTAACAGTCGTGACCCTCTTCGTTCTAATCGTAGAGCAAAAGTTGATTTGCTTTTGTCAATGAAATTGAAAGAAGCTATTGAAAATCAAACTTCAATCTTTGATTATTGAACGTGGCCACGTTCTCAACTAGAACATTAGAGTATTACCATTGTCAGCAAACTTCAATGGCGGTGGATACGGTCTAATTAGTCCAGAAGTGACACCGCTCACATCCATGAGCGTTATCCATTCAGGAAGATTTAGAGCAGCATCACCGAAAGCAGAATCAAATGCTACCATATTAGTAGCAGATTTGTATGCAGTTTGAAGCCCTGCTTGTGAAACCATGTCTTGATTAGCATTTGCAGCAACTCGATTATAGTATCTTAATGCAGTAGCACCACTAATCATTAATTCAGGTCTGATACCGCCATATTTCCACATTGGGAATACATAACCGGCAACATCTGCAGGGTCATAGACTACCGCAGTATCACTTAGCAATGCAATCTGTGAGTCCAAAAACTCTGCATATTGGCCCATTGACTCTTCAGCCCTAGAGACCTTGGTTTGCTTTACTCTAGCAAATAGTGAGAACTTTGCATTAACAATAGTTTCTGGTGCATTCCAAACCATTAGAGTAATGTATAGATGAGGTGAATACCAGTTAGTTGTTGGTGTTGCTGCAACTGCATCATTTGGGAATCTAGTAATCCATTGTTTGTTTTCCTGTTGTGAATCGTTTTCTGATAGGTTTGTGATTCCAACTTCCTTATACAAAACAGAATCAGAACCTGCCATTTGACCCATGCCTGGGAAGGTGGTAGTTCCTAAATTCATGCCCCAGGCTTCACCAGTTTGTTGCATTGGAAATGGACTAACAAACAATTGATATCCTACATTGTTAGGATAAGCAACATCGTTCTTTAGCCACATGCCTCCGTTATCATTGAACATGTCAACACTCAATACCTGGTGTCTAAATCCGTCTTTCAAGTTGATTGCTCTTGTCATGTAACCAAAACCGGTTTCATCGACTGTAACATCTCCTTGAATTGTGTCTCTTAACTCTACTATTGGCATTACTTGTTCGCCCTCCTGTATGCTTTACCCATCTTAGCCAAGTCTAATTGACCCTTACGCTTTCCTGATTTGAACTTGATTTGATTCTTCTTTACTTTGATGTAGCGTTGCCACTTGCTAAGTTTACGCTTAGGTTTTGCAGCTGCAACTTCTTCAGCCATTACTAAAGAGCCAGCCATCTCATAATCAGTAGGGAGTACAGGTTGTATGACTTCCCCTTCTTTGATGAATACTTGGAAGGTTGGTTCTCTACCTTGTAGAACTGAAGCATACTGATATGCCGGTATCGCTACCATATCACAAGGAACAATTCGCTCACCATCCGCAAGCACGAATCCGAGAAGCCCACCTGCAACAGCACCTCCAGCAGCACCCCAAGGGCCAAGAGCCGCACCAAGCGCTGCACCTTCGGCTGCTCCAAGAGCCGCTTGAGCATAGGGATTAGAGACTGCTTCTTCTGCAACTTTAGCACCACTTGCTATTCCAGCACCGCGAGCAAACTTCGTTTTTGAAATTGCTTCCAGGGCTTCCTTAGCCGCTTTACCTTTGACCAATCAAAGACCCCCTTCAAAGGTCTTGTGCTTGGCTCAAGATTTCGTTCATGCGTTCAGTGCTAATCTTGACAGGCTCAGCAATCAATACAACATCAACTTCAATCGTGTTGTCTTGTTCACTGTCCCAATTGTCAGTAGCAATACCGATTAGTAAATCACTAACTACAGTGTAACCGGCAGGGTGTAGGTCTCTTGGACCGTACCACAAGTTTTCGACAATTGCACCCTGGCCACCAGCAAGCGCACCTGCATCATATCCTGCAGGAAGTGCAGTTGAATATCTCTCGTAAACACATAGAACATCAGGAGAAGCTATTCCTACTTCGGAAGCGTTTTCGTATGCCCTGGTGGTTGCGAAAACCTTCATGACTGAAGTCAAGGATAGTGTTTCGCTACCTGAAATTGGGTTTCCAACAGGAATAAATCCGCCTGTATTGGTTAGAGTTCCCGCTGAATTGCGGAATTGGAAGAATACTTCCTTAACTGCTAATCCCTGTCTTGACACAGGGTCAACATATGAGGAAAGGTCGATTCTTCCGTATAGTGTTGTTCGGTCTCCGGCTCCATCTAAGTCGAATTGCATTCGGTCTCTTAGAATTACATCTCCAGCATTCTTTGCCATGATGGGATGTCCCAAT